CTTTTCCAAAGACTCTTTCGAGGCGTTGGCCCGGTAGGTTACGCCGGCAACGTCAAGTTTGGCCTTTAGCTCAGCAATATCCTTTGCCTCTTTGGTTTCATCCGTATTCAACCTGGCTTGAGCAGCTTGAGCCAAGAGGTCGTCTACCTGTTTCTGAAGGAGGCGCGACTTCTCGACTTCTGAGTCGCGCTCACCGACCAGAGTCTCAATCTGCAGGCGAATGCCGTTGAGGGCATCGAACAGTCGGATCGGCAGCTCGCCGGCGTCAGGATGCTCAAGCTCAGTCAGACCTTCTGCGGCTTCGATCAGTCGCTGGATTCCGTCTCGCTCGGCGCGGAGTGTGGTGTTGTCCTGTTCCAGGCTGGCAAAGGTGTCAGCAATATCTGAATCAACCGGCTGGCTGATCAAAGGCTTCAACACAGAAACTTCGACGCCCTGCGCCTCATAAGCATCGACTACCTTCGGCCAGTCGCCAATCACAACTGCATGCGTCACACCCGCTTCAGGCCGATCGAAGTGCGCTGGATTGCGGTACCGCTTTTCCGGATCGAAGTCCGAGTTCTGAGTGGAGTAAACCAGTTCCATAAAAGTCTCCGTAGCGGCCATTGCTGGCCGCTGTCAGGGCCAGTATCAGCCACCGGCTGGTGGTGTGGTAGTCAGAGAAATCAGCACGCCAGCAGTCACCTTGTTGCTGTTGGAATGCTTGACCCAGTTCGCAGCCGAGCCGACAGCGGCAAGCGTAGGGTTCGCACCGCCCGCAGTTTCCTTCCAGCTGTACCCGAGAACGTCGATGTTGACGGTGCCTTCAGCGCGGTAGCCGATGCCCAAGTTCTCTTCGTCGTTCACCGCGTACGAGCGGAAGCCTGGCGCCTGAGACTCGGTGATCACCACGGCGTTTGGCAGCAGGCCGAAGATCACATCTGCCGGAGCGGTGTCGGTGACCAACACCGGTTTGCCGAGAGTGCCTGGCAGGCCGCCGTAGATGACGACGCCCGCCTCTTCGTAAACCTTGTTCGCGATCGCCTCGTCGACGATGTCGAAGTAAGCGCTGGAGTGCATGACCCACAGCGCGATGCGGCCGAATTTGTCGCCGAACTTACGCATGCCGCGGGTCAGGGTCTTCTTGCCGTCGGTCTCAATGTTGGCCGAAACCACCATGTCAGCGTTGGAGCTGATCGAGGCGCGCAGCGCAGCAGTGGCGTACTGGATGAAGCCTTCCAGTGTGGCGTCAGCAACGTCGGCGCCGATGATCTGGGAGAACTCGTCGACCGGACGACCACGACGCTTGAATGCCTCTTCTGTGGTCTGGTACGGACCGTACTTCCACGGCGCCTTGACGCCAACGGCTTCGCCCGCTCCGATCTTCTTTGCGGTCACCTTGCCGGTGGAGTTGACGTCGCGATGCTCCAGCGAACCGCCAATTTTGTAAAAGGAGCGCTTGCGGAAGTCGCCTTCGATCAGCTCGTTGTCGAGCACGATCGCGCCGTTGGACGATGCGTTGAACACGTCGAGGTTGTCCTGAACGCGCTCCAGGTATGCGGTTTGCGCCTCATCGTTGTAGATGATCAGGTCGCTGTTCACAGTCGTTGCCATGGGTGAATCCCCTTACTTGGGCAATTGCAGATATGCGGTTTGGCCGTGCTTGCGCTGGTAGTCGCGCTTTTGCTCGGCAGTCATTTCGGAGCGCTTGAATGCAGCCTGGCCGCCACCCCCGCCCGGGGCTTGTGTCCCTGAAGCCCTTGGCCACAGATGAGGTGCGCTTTCGCGCAGGGATTCCGCCCATTCGAGCGGAGTCAGAGGGGTCTTGCCGTCTTTGCCGAGGATGACCTGGCCGGATTCATCAACGGCGACCGCTTCACCCTCTTCGTTCAGCGAGAACACGCCTTTGGCGCGCAGGATGATGTCGTCGGTTGCTTCCGGGAGTGCACCGGCTTTAAGCGCTGCACCGCGTACCGAATCGCCCAGGACTTTGCCCTGGAACTTGGCGGCGAATGCCTCGGCCTTCTCGGCGCGCGTTGTGACGGTCTTCAACTGCTTGTCGTAGTCGCCACGCAGGCGTCCACCTTGCCCTCAGTCAGCAGCTTGGTTTCCTCGTCTTGGCCGGCCCGACTGAGCAGGCCTTTGACGGCGTCGATGTCGATGCCCTCAAATTGCGTTTCGAACTGGGTCAGCTTGCCTGTGGTTTCCTTCAGCTTGCCCAGCAGTTCGGAGTTTTTGGTTTTCAACCCAGAAACAGAGGACTCAACAGCAGTCGCGATAGCGGCCTTGATTGCCGGATTGTCCAGGTCGATTTCGTTTTCTTCTGCCACGTTGATGCACCCCTTGGGTATGTGTTGCCCGCTTTGCAGGCATAAAAAAGCCCCGCGATTAGCGAGGCTCTAGTTATTTATGGCTCATAAACCTAATGCTTGTTCTAAGCGGTACCCTTTCCGACGGCGCTCATCCAGCGCGTCAATCTCGAGCGCCTCCCCAACGGGGTATGCTGACGATGCAACTATCTCGAGTATCCAATCCGTAGTTAATGCTCGATTGAGACTTTGCATGTAATTCTGCGGATCAGAAAGGCGCCCTTGCGCATGAGCTCCAGCAAGAATCGCCTTCACCTCATTCAGATGCGGCGATGCGGCTACGCCCGCTTTAGCATCAATAATTGCCTTTCTAAAATGGCGAGATATCTCGATGATTTCTTTCGCGGTGAGTTGATTTTTCAATTGCCCAATGTCCACTGCTGATTAAGCGAGCAATCCTGCCCTTTCAAACGCCAGCGGCTCAAGTGCTTTCATTTGAGCCAAGTTCAGCGGTGTAAAGTTTCGATCCAGCTGCAGCTCTGCGAAGCGCTCAACGCTCAGTCCACCCTCGCGAAACAGCTTTGCCCGCACCGGCCCGATTGCCACATCCTGAAATGACGCAGGCTGCTGCTGAAGCCAGTGGTAATAGTCGAGGCTTGCACTGACCTGCCCGGCTCCATCTGCGCCCACCGAAGCCCGGGTAGCGCCTTTGGCGAACATCTCGCTGAGCTTGGTAAGCAGGACGAACGTGGTCCGGCAATTCGGGTGAAACGGTGGGCGCGGCCCGGAATCGACCGGAAATCGGCGCTTATCCATCGACCGACACTGCTGGCTGGTCTTGCTGTCCAGCGTGGCGACCATCTCAACCTCGGACACGATGTCGGTGTTGGCCTTGGCCACCTCCATTCGCGCCTGTGACGACACATGCTGAATCGCTGTGTGCACCACCGTGCTGGCATTGCGGCGGGTGGTGGCGAGAATCCCGTCCTTGTACCCGGCTGCCTTGGTGCCGCGAATGTTGCGGATGATCTGGAAGTTCGTCTGCCCTTCGAAGAAACCCTGCCGTATCGTGCCGGTGACGCGCTCGCGCTCGGCACTGGTCCAGCCCTTGATGAACGACTTCAGCAGCTTACCGCCACCGTTGCCGCGCACACTGAGGGGATTGGTCAGCACTGCCGTGCGGATAGCCGCTGCCGTTGGCGCGACCACATCCAACGAAACACCAACCGGCGCCGACCGGGCCAGGCTCGACGCTTCAAACTCAGCCTCGTAATTGGCGATGTCGATCAGGTCGAGGTTCAGTTGTGCGCTGTAGCGGTCGAAGATGCCCAGTAGCAGACTGTCGACCTCTTTCAGCAGCGCTTCCAGCCGCTTGACGTTGTACTCGGTCAGATCCGACTGGGTGAGCCGATCGCGAATCGAGCGGTCGATCTCCTTCAGGAAGGGAGCGAACTTGCCGACCTCCCCTGCCTTCAGCTTTTCGAGGAAGACCGCGTGCCGAATCGTGGCGTCAAGGATTGCTTGGTTTGCCGCCATCTACTTCGTCCTCATCGTCTAGGCCCAAGCCGTCGCCCTGCTCTGCCAGCTCACCGTCGATTTGCTGGTCGGTGCGCTCAGGCGCGATCAGGCCAAGTTTGCGAAGGTAGGCTCGCAAATCCGCTTTGGCGAATCCACCGTTCTGCCAGAGGCCGACCAGTGCGGTGATCATTTGCGGATCTGCCGTCAGTTCCACGAACTCCTGGTTGATCTGGTAAGCGACCTTCGCGTCGTCGACGCCCATGTAGGTGCAGCACCACATGATCGCCCGGGTGTAAGCCTCGCTGACGTTGGCCACGCAGCCGGCGAGCACTGACGTCGATGCAGACTGATCACCACGGGCCTCGGTCGCCGTCTTGGACGAGAGAGAAGCCACGACCATCCGGGCGCCGAGCTCGATCATCATCTGGTTCTTGTCAGCCATGGCCTCCTTCACCAGTGTGTTCGGCAGTGGCTGGGCATAGCCGAACTGTCCGCCGGCAGGCAGCATCATCGGTGCGCGGGAACCAACGTAGACGCCGTTCTTTTCCATCCAGTCGCGCCACTGTTCGTCCAGACCGGAAATCCATGGCTGGGCCTGACCACACCAGAAGACGCTGTCTTCATAGTCGGCACTGTTCCGGTAATGGCCCAGGTTGATCATTGCGATGTCGTACAGCGGCGACTCGTCGATGCTCGGGTCGTTGTTCTGTGCGCCGACGAAGGTGAACGGGATCTCCTTCAGGCGGCCGGCGGCGCCGGTGGGTCTGAACTCCTGAACAACGGCCAACGGCCCGCCACCTTTCGGCCCGGACCGGCGCCAAACACGGCAGACAAAGCCATCATCCTCGAGAGCCAGTTCCCGGTACTGCTCGATCACCTTGAAGCCGAAGCCGTCTTCGATTTCCGGCGATTCGCGCAGCACCACCAGGGTCAGCACGCAGTGTCCGTTCACCATGCCCGTGCGCCAGTTGATGATGTCTTCGGCGCAGTACGACAGGATCACAGAGTGCCCACCGGTGCCGGCGTCTTGGTGATAGTCGACGTAAAGACCATGCCGCCCAGCCTCAAGCACCTTTTCGAGTGTGCCTTGCGAGTGCTGGTAGATGCTCACGCCGGAGCCGTTGGCGTTGTCCTGCAAGTACTCCATCTTCTTGGCAACTGTCAGCGTCGGGTCTTTGTGAAACGCCAAACCGAGCAAGCCATTGCGCGTGTGACCGGTGGCGTTCTTGAACACCGCCCGTTCGCGATAGGCCTTGTTTCGGTCTACGTTCTCCGGCGACTTGTCGTGACCATTGATGTACGGCAGTCGGTCAACAACGCGGTGC